GGTTCGCCTATATGCAAAGCCGTAAAAGATACAACAGGCCTAGCGGTATGCTCTGGTCTGAAAACTCGGGCACCCTGATAAATGGTTTGTATATTCCTCAAGGATACGAGGTTGGAGCAGCAGCAGACGGGGTAGACCCAGAACTAACAGACCAATTCTTAATGCTTACAGATGACAATAGGTCACCACTTGATTTCTCAGATGAGCGCATCGAAAAGCGTGAGCGAATGATAAATGGTCGTATGAGATCATATCACACTGCAGACAAAATGAAAATTAGCACCAGTTGGAATATGATACCTTCTAGGTCTCACTCTAATGTTCCAAGTTTTAATATAACAACTGGAAAGTCGCCACACACATCATACACAACAGACGGTGGAGCAGGTGGAGCAGATATGCTTGAGTGGTATGACGGTCACAAAGGATCTTTCTGGGTATTCCTAGCATATGACAGAAAAGGAATTTTTAAGGGAACAGAGGCTCCTTATGATCACCTATCCCAGTATAACCAACTTGTAGAAATGTTTATATCAAGTTTTTCATACTCTGTAGAAAAAAGAGGCGCCAACTTTGATTATTGGAATGTCTCAGTTACCTTGGAAGAGGTATAATGTTTGAGGACAAAGACTTACAAAATTTCTTAGAAACATCTTCAACAATAAGAAATAAGTCAATCATAACTGCTGAATGGAATATGAATATTCCAACTAATATTAAGCATATAGGAAACTATCGATATAGACCTACACAGTCTGGATCTGTATACTCTTCTTTGCCTAGTAGTTTTGATGTTAATGATGCTGGAAATTTTTATACAGGAGCAACCGATGCAGATATTATTATAGATGGAGAGTTTGATAACAATGATATTCCAACAACATTTTTAACTAAGAAAGAAAAATTGCAAACTCTTTATTCTTTAGAAGATTGCTTTGGTCAGTTTAGACCAAGATCGGGAATCAATAAAGCAGTCTTCTTTGAAAAAGGAAAATTACATCACCCAAACTTATTTATGGCAGATAGACCTAGATACTACATGCCAGACAAAAATGACAAGTTTAAGTACTGGACATCATACAGAACAGAATCTGGAGAGGAGTACGGGGTAGCGTCAAAAGTTCGTGATTCTCAGTATTCAATAGAAGATGCCTGCCCATTCATTGTATATAAAAAAAAGATTCCAACAAATAGAGTGGTTGTAAAAATGCAAACACATACTGGAACTGAAAATCTTGGACCATTCTCTTCATCAACTGGTGCATATGCAGATCCATTTTATGGAGAACTAAATCAAAAGACTCCAAGCAAGTGGAAGATTCAGTTCTTAAGAGATGGTAATTGGGAAAACGTTGTATCTTTTAACCCAGCAGTAACAAGAAGAGACGGAACTCCTATCATTAAGAGCGACGGATATGTTGAAATTGCTTACGGATTAATCGTCCCAGAAGAGTGGAGATCAAATTTTGTTATTGCAGAAACATATACAAGTATTTCATTGCTTCCAGAACAGTCAGTAATTGGTTATGCTTATTTAATTAAACCAAATAAAGACGAACTAGGCGCTTACCATATTTGGGACGGTACACAGTATGTGGTAAAAATACCAACATACGGGTGGTACATACAAGATGAGACAGTAGATAGATTAACTAACTTTGTAACAGATGCAACGTCTCCAGATGTATTTGTAAAAACACTTGACAAGAAAGAACAGTTTAGAGAGTTTGAGTATATAAGCGGGGTAAGACTTGTAGTAGAAACTATGAACACGAAAGACGCTACATTTGATCTTATTGAAATCTCTCCAAGACTTGTGATGAATGTTTCTGATAAAACAATTGACTACTCTATTAATAAGAGTGCATCAGACCTAGGACTTTCTGGTTTGCCAGTAGGACAACTAATTGCTTCTAATGGAAGCATAACTCTTTTTGATCATGATCAAGCATTTAATACTAATAACAAAAATAGTATCATTGCTAAATATATTTCAAGGCATGTTCAGTTTAAATTTTATGAGGTAATTGTTGATGTTGCTGGATGGGACTACTATGTTCCGATAAAAGCATTGTACTCAGATGCGTTTCCAAAACAAGACTTAATGTCAAAGCATGTGTCTATATCATTAAGAGATATGTATTGGTATTTAGAATCACTAACTGCTCCAGAGATATTGATGACTGAGGTTTCTGTTAGTTCTGCAGTTTCTTTGCTACTAGACCACATAGGGTTTTCTAACTATACGTTTAGAAGAGTTGCAAATGAAAAAGAAATTATCATTCCATACTTTTTTGTTGGGCCAAACACTAGCGTTGCACAGGTTCTTCAAGACTTGGCAGTTTCAACTCAGACAGCAATGTTCTTTGATGAGTACAATAACTTTGTTATGATGAGTAAAAATTATATAATGCCAACAATAGAAGAAAGACCGACAACTTTTGATCTTAAGGGTACAAAAGATTTTGTAGAAGATAGGGAAGTAAAAAACAAAACAAATAAGCCAAAGTTAGCAAATGTTATTTCTGTATCAACCCAGGATAGTGCGGTATATAATGATGGCGCAATTAATTACAGCACAAGATACATTCAAAGATCTATAGGATCATTAAGACAGGCAAGCCTTGTAGATGATGAAAGATACTACACATACAAACCAGCACTGTTATGGGAAGTTTCTGGTACACAAAATACCAAGTCAATAAATAATGAAGTGGCAACTCAATCTGCCTATGTGCTCAGCGCTATTCCTCTTAACTCGGATCTAACTGCTTCTGTACCAGAAGTAAAAAACAACATTGTGATTAATAATACATTTAGCCTTGGTGAAGCAGCCTACTGGATTACAAGATATAACGGATACTTCTATTCACAAGGAGAGATTATTAAGTATGATGCAGTTCAATATAATGTTTCTGGGTTTGGAAATGTATGGATAACATCAACTGAAGATTATCAAAACTATTTTGCAAAACTTCCCTTTAATGGAAAAATATATCCTACAGGTTTGGTTAGAATATACTCTGAGCCAAAGTATTTTGAAAAAGATGGCGTTGTTAAATTACAAAATGGAGACGTTCAAAAGCATGGCCGTGGACAGTTTGGAACTGAAGTTGTTGCACACTCTGCTGGAATATCTGACTACTGGAAATCTGACGATAACATTAAAGGATGTTCAATGTTCTCAGAATTCTTATTTGATCAAGACTTAGAGTCAGTAAGTATAGAAGTGACAATACCACCAGGAGCAACACAGGAAGAAATAAATTTTCTAAAGACTGCTGGTAAGATTACTCCAGAGGGATATTCTTCAGATGCAATCGCAAAGACAGCATCAAGAAGCGGAATTATAAAAAACTTTATGTCAACATCCTTTATTGGAGAAATTGCTACAGCAACTAAATCACAAACTGGAACACTGCAGTCTTCAGCATTATCATTAACTGGACCAAACTTTACAACTAAGCAAAAACCAAGAGACTTTATTTCATATGTACATAAAAACTTAAAAGATAAAAAGTACAAGCATTTCGGAACAAGAATGAGAATTGTTGGAAAGATTGAAAACAATGAAGACAGAGGTCAAACATCTAATGGTTCCTCAACATTTTATGTTGTTAATGGTAGCACCCCAGATAAAAATATTAATATTTCTGGAGGATCTGGCGGTCTTGCCTTTATGCTTAACCCAACAACAAATGTTGGATATTACTTTGAAATAGCAGCGCTAGGAATAGGAAATCTTTCTGAAGAAGAAAGGCAGGGCGTTAGCAATGTTTTCTTTTATAAGATAAAGTCTAATAATGGAACTGCAATCCCAGTACCTATTTGGCAAGGCCTTGGAGAAATCACTGTGGATGATGGTAAGTTTACTGGTCAGGCAAGAATAGTCGCTGAAGAAAATGCAACGGTATATGATTTAGCAGCAGAGTATGAAGATATTGGAAGTACAAGAAGATTCTATCTGTATCTAAATGGCCAACTAATTAAGACAATAGACGACACAGATCCTCTACCAGCGTACTCAGACGTTGCACTATTTACACGAGGATCTTCAAGAATTATGTTTGAAAATGTCTATGCATTGTGCAATAACTATTCTCAGAATACAACATTTTCTTTAGGTGCCCCAGTCAACTCTGTATTCGGAGACTCAGACATAAACGCTAATGAGTCTTTTAGAAAATACTCTATTAGTGGATTAATTCAAAATACATACTTGGCAGGCATAGGAAATTCAGAAGCACCAAAATACAACATATACTTTGAGGAGTTTGGTAGCATAATGAGAGAGGCAGCCACTTTTAATTTTAAATATGATAAAGCCTTTCCAGCACTAACTGCAAAGATTTCTCCAACATTTAATAAGATAAAGGGATATGTTGTTTCTGGATTTAGAGCAGGATCCTATGGAGCAGAGTTTATGGTATTTAATGCAACAGATACAGCAATTAGTTTGGACGAGACAACTGGTAACTATTTAAGAGTTCAAGGAATAACATTTACACAGCAATCTGATAATAGATTAACCGTTGATGACTATTATAATAAAAACACACTTACTTCAAATCCCCAGTTTGTTGGAGAAACTTTAATATCAAACCCATATAAGTTTAAGCAAGACTATCAAGACATAAAGTTAAGCAGAATGACATACGGTAAAAAAGATTTTTCATTAGATACTCCATACATTCAGTCTTATGATGAGGCAAACAGTTTAATGAAATGGCTTATTGAAAAAATAGCAAAGCCAAGAAGATCTGTTGGTGTTAAGGTGTTTGCAATACCAACCTTACAACTGGGAGACATTGTGACCCTTGACTATGAAGAAAACGGAGTATCTATGGCATCCCCTTCATCAAGCAGGTTTGTAATCTATAACATTGATTATTCCAAGAGTGTAGATGGACCAGATATGACATTATTTTTAAGTGAGGTGGTCTGATGAGATACCTAGGACTCATGACAGATGGCGGTGGAGAAACTGTATCACCAAACACTACGGCCTCACTTCCAGTGCCAAATGCTACGGCCTCACTTCCATTGGTAGACAATGCAGCATCTCAAAGTGCTTCATTAAAGTCAACTGTTAATGCCATAAAGATTGCAACCCCTGACTTAATAATAAGAGATTCAGAGGTTATGTCTATTGAAATAATGACAGACCTAATATTTGAAGATATTGGTGGTCAAGAACTTGCAACAATATCCAGACACGACCTGGTCAATGGTCAAAAAGTAGTCTATGCCCCTATTAAAAATTTAACAGATCTTTATCTACAGTACAACCCAAATAATATTTTAAGACTACAGCAGTCTGACTCATTCTTTAAGTCTTTGTCTATTGCAATAATGGACCACCTTCCAGTTTGTGGAAATGGTTATGACATAATTGAGAACCCTCTTGAGCCAGATAAAAACAAATGGACAAAGGTTCCAAACTGTAAGTCTATATATATTGATCCCATAAGCGGAGACCTAGTGATAAACCTTATAAACCTAAAAGATGGGGTTCAGGCAGAGGTTCAGTTATTGACAAGTGGAGAAATTTATGATGCTACAATATATAATGGAGGAAATTAAATGATAACAAACACAGGGAAAAATATTCTAGCCAAGTATCTTGTTGGTCAAACACCATCATATGCTTCTCATATTGCTGTTGGGTGTGGTCCAAAGCCACTAACACAAGATGGAACTCTTCCAGATTTTTCAGATAAAAAGTCACTTGACTTTGAAATGTTTCGTGTGCCTATAATCTCAAGAGGCTTTGTGGATGAGTCTGGGGTATCAAAAGTAGTACTGACAGCAGAACTTCCAACACAAGAACGATATGAAATTACAGAGGTAGGTTTATTCTCCGCTGCATCAAACCCTGCTGCAGGAGCATTTGATAGTAAAAACATTTACTCATTTTCTGATTCTGAATCCTGGAAATATTCTTCTCAGGGTAAAGAGATACCAGTCATATATTCACCACTAGATGATAGACTTGTCAATATTACTGGAGCAGTAGCATCTGGAGTAAACGTAACATATACAACGGACGCAGCCCATGGGTTTTCCGCTAACAACAACACCAGGGTTTCTATTTCTGGAATTTCTCCAAGCAGTTTTAATCTTACAGATAAAGAGATTGTGTCTGTTCCATCCCCAACAACCTTTACATTAGTGGCAGACGCTGCAGTTGTTGGTACATTTAAATCTGCTGGGTATTTAATTAATGATGTTGATACAAACATTATCAATCAGATATATCCAGTTTTTCAAACAAATGCAGACAATAAAATTTTTACTAATGAAAACAGAGTAGATAGACATGAAAGATGTAGATTCTTAAATAACATTCTTATAATGTCAGGTAACACATCTACAATATCTGTAGAATCTGACGACCATCTACTTGCAGCAACTGGATCAGAGTTTGTACAGTTAAACGGAACGACAGTAGATTTTAGCAAAAACTCTCCAGCAGATGAACTTAGATTGGCATTTTCTGTGGTCAATAAGGTTGGTAACGCACAAACACTACCAACATCTGTTAGAATTATTGTTGAGTTTTCTTCTACTGGTACATTTAAAACTGGTAAGTGGGCACTTTTTGAAGCAGTCGTGACTAGTGCAGACAATGATTTTTCAACAAATAGGTATTTGGTTGTATCAAAGCAACTTCAAGAACTTC